GCCGCACCTACCGCACCCGCTGAAGTAACATCGTAAATCTCCGCACCGCAAGCCCCGAAGAGTTCATTCGTCCCGTCGAGCTTGTTGTACTCCATCAATGTTTCGACAGGCTCCGCAGATCCGCCAAGCCCAGTAGCGTAAGCCTCAGAACCGCCGCGAAGCGTTACCTTCTCCGTTTCAGGAAACCAGTTGTCGAGCAACACGGCATTGGTCGGAGGCATCGCGCTTACCGCCTGCCGCGTATCCCAACCCCCCGTTGGCGAAGGTATGGTCTGGATGTTGGCACGTTTTGAAGCGTAGCCTTTTCGTCCAGCCTTTCTGCGCTTTGCGCTTATCATCCTTGAGCCATTCCGCCAGCCCCGCCGCCTTGCATTGCCGCCATTTGGGCTAACATTTTTGCCATCTCTTCATCTCGCATATTTTGTTGAGCCATTCCCATCAAAGCCGCTTGGCCTTGGCCCATCCCGCCAGTGATAGCTCCCTCACCGAAGTCCATGCCGTCAAGACCGCCCTGCGCCCCGCCACCAATCATGCTGGGATCTACGCCTTGACCTACCCCGCCAATTGTCTGCGGAGGAGGAGGGCCACCTGCTGGAGCCTGATTATAATTTGGCATCTGCCCACCAATTCCGCCCCGCTGTCCGCCCATCACCATCCTCAGTTCTTGCTCTGTCAGTCCGCCCATTCCCTGCGGCCCACCGCTCGGCCCGAACATACCGCCTTGCATAAAGTTTTGCATCAACCTTCTCCTAAGATGTCATGTTATAGTTTCCCGTTGAAGCAGGCGATCCCGTGAAATGTCTTCGTGATCCGAAAATATCTCCGCAGGACATTGCCCTCGCTCTCGGGTTGTCATTTTTTACAAGTAGATTAAATAGATCTTCAAAATCACTGTCGGCCTTCTCATGGTTCATGCCTTCCATCCAGAGGAAGTCAGAGATCGCGCCGAGCGTTACAAGCTCTGGGTTAAGTCTTGCCACATCCGTATCTGCCGCCCATGCCGACTGCGCTGTCCCACTAGAGGACTGGCAGAAATAACTATTCACATAAGAAAACGCAAAGGTCTTCCCAGCCGACGGGGCGGGTATCATCAGGATGGATGAGGCCGCAGTGTTGCCACGTTGAATGAATTTGGGTCTTGAGGTGTCAGCGTATCCATACGCTTTAAGGCTTGCCCACTCAACCTCTGTGATCGGCCCTATAACTAAATTTTTATCTGTGCGGTTCCAAAATGTTTCAGGTATGAATCGGTCGAACCCGGCTGGTAATATTCCTGTCTGGACTTCTGCCGCCAGTGACGTGAATGTTCGTTCCCCGCGCATCGTCTTCCACGCATTAACTCTTGCAAGGGCGTAGGAAGATGACTCTATAGATCGCCTCACTTTTTTTACTGCCGGGTCGTTGTTGGCGAAAGCATTCGATGGAGATGGGAAGTCAACCGCGATTAGAACATCTTGGGCTATCGTAAGAAAAGACATGACCTGTACTTAAAAGGGTTAAAGATAGAGGGCCGAAGCCCCCCGTCCATAAAACAGAAACAGCGTTAGCTGATTGGTGTTGCCACCGTTCCGCTTGCGTTACTATTGATCTTCACAGCCCAATGATCCGTAAGGATATCCACACATTCGATCCAGTCACCGATAATACCGCCAGTGGTTGTTCCGTTCATGGAGATACCATCAAAGTTATCTGCGACCAAGGATGGATACTGCGCCTCTGTATCGTTAGAGACTTGCACTTGCATAGCATGTCCCACGAACTCATCGTCACCAGTAACATTGATGACGTGAGCGTTAGAGGCACATGTCACGCTGACGATAAACGTGAAATGCGTTCCCAGCCCTTCTGCCGTTGGGAGAGTAATAGTTGACCCTGCCGCTGTATCAAGCAAGATTATCCTACCGTCATGTTCCGCCTTTGTCACAGACAGTGACGAACCAGCCGCTATAGGCTCGTTAGGTTGTGACAAGAAGATAGTGCTTACTGAGCCCGAAGACACGCCTGTCACTTTCAGGATTGCCGTAAAGTCTGAGGCTTTAACGGTGATAAGATCATCCGCGCCTATTCCCAGACCGTCATCGACATTATTAAAATATCCCGCAGCGGTAACGGTAGCCATAGCATCGGAAGCCGAATCAGCATCATAGTAGTAATGATTCCAACCCTGCGCCGCCGCGCTTGTTGTTATTAGATTCCCTTTTGTGTAAGACATCTAACAGTTCTCCCTAATTGGAGGGTTAATAGTTAATCAGCTTACGCGATGAAGCCACCACGACAAGCCAACTGCGCTCGGATTGTTTTGTATCCATAAAGGATGTCCAGACGACAAGGCATATTATCATTGTTGATATCGTAATCTCTTACCATCCTCAATGAAATACCGTCTTGCACTCTGCGTCCTGCGAAATGGACACCTTTCGGCACCTCCAAATCTGCCGTCGCAAACGCAAAAGCATTTTTATTAAACGCGAGATCAATGCCGTATGTCTGTGAAGCCGCGATGTCCGTTGCAGAGGTCAAAGTAACTCGATTGTCAGACTCTACTTTGTGCAAAGCCTTGCCATCCGTCCAGTTAGCATTGATGTTCTGTCGTCCACCGGAAGAAACGCCCGAAGGAGAAACTTCGATGCTGGTAGTGCTTGCTCCTTCGTCATTGGTACAAACAAAAGGCTGATGTTTTGCTGTGTCTGCCTTTGTCTCAGGGTGAACCCTGTAAGTACCGTTCAGATAGAAGATGTCACCTTTTTTAAATGTGCCTGCACCAGTATCAACAGTCATGGTACTACCATTCAAAGTACCATTATTGATAAGATAATCAGCAGTTCCATCGTCTGTCCCACCGACGTGGTTGGGTAGCATGGTGTTGGTGAAAACTTTTTGAAATCCAACAAAGTTATTAGCCAACTGACCTTCTCGGTAGTGCTTGTCCAAATTGGACGAGGCCGAGAACAGACCCGACAGTGCGTCGATCAAAGCAACTTCAGAACGTGATCGCAATAACAAACAGCGGTCAGCGTATGGAGCAAGATTTTCGGTTAAACGACTGCCCATTTCTAGGATGTCCTTTAAGACTGGATCTTCGCTCAGATCAGACACTTCGTTGTAAATGTCTTTGTACATTGACAAAGCATCGCTCTCCACAACAGCCGCCAGTGCGGACATCGCGGGTTCGATGTAATTCTCCGAGAACAATGAAATATCCTGTGTCAGTTCTTGCTGACTGAAATTCATGTCCACGCCCTTCTGTGTTGAAGTAGACATGGTGACCGACTGGGTTTCAACATCTTGAACATTCAAGGTCTTTCCGCTACGAACTGTAAACTCGTTTGGAAGTTTGATGCGGATGTCTTCGCCTGCTTTGGCTCCACCAGTTTTGTAGCTATCATCATATTGGCGTTGGATATTGCCAATAAAATTTAACTTCTGGTGAAGTACCATCTGCGCTCGGTTGGTCACCTGATCTACGGTGAGATTGGTATTAGCCATGTGATGGGCCTCCTAGCCCCTAGCGTTTTCCGTATTTTTTTGCGTACCACACTGCGTATTCCCCTTGGCTCATTTTGCCGGGATCTTTCCTAGCTCCAGAACCTTTGCCCCTTTTCTTCGGTGCAACAGGGATCACGGGTGTGACTTTTTTGTTTGTTGTTTTGCGAATACCCGTCTTGGCTTTTGACTGCGCCTTGTCCCACATCATTGCCTTGTATGTAGTCTCCGCCGCAAATGGATTCAAGGGCCACGTTGCTGCATGGGCCTCTGGAACTCCTTTACTGACAGCGTATGCGACCACGTCCTTGGCGACACTCTTTGAGAAGTTTGGAATCCTTTTATCCATCATTGCCGAACCTTCGACGTAACGCCTTACATTCTCCTGACGTTGCACCTCGTTGGCTTGATGTCCTAGTTGATTCACATTATTGAGGTGGTTGTTAAACTGTCTCGTTTTTTGGGCAATTGCATTTTGAATCCTTTGCGCTTCAATATGATCACGATTGTCATCTGATCGGAGATAAGGATCTAAATCAATTTTCTCCAGTTCTGCGATTTCAGTTTTTAGGCTTAAACCTTGCGCGTACTCGTTAAGAGTTTGGTTGTTCATCGACTCTAGTTTTGAAACGGACTCGACACGATTCTCCATGACTTTGTGCGCTTCGGATAGAGCGGTGAATTTTTTAGTGTAAGATGTCTGCAATCCGTTGCCGTAGTTTTGCAATGCTTCTGCGGCTTCTTTAGACGTACCCTTTTTTGGGGCGTTGTATTTGTTTCCGCCGAAATCGAATTGGTATTCATCCTCGTCGGACTCGCCTTCAACATCGTCATCATCACCATCTGTAAAATCCCCGTCCCCGTCCTCGTCTCCTTCGTCATCCGAAGTGTCAGTGTCAGTGTCTGGATCTCCCACCTCTAGCGTTGGATCAACTTCGTCTTCTACTGGATCGGTTACGATCTCTTTTGGAGCAGTTCCATCTTCCGTCGCGGGACGGTCGTTAGCGATTGCTTCCGGTTCTGTTTCTACGTTCATGCTGATGCTCCTTGGACAAATTGTGTTCCAGCCCCTGCACCACTGCCTCCCGGTGTTGGTACGTTACCCGGTGGAGAAGTGACTGCGGCTGGCGATACAATATTTTGCTGACCCGGTGGCATAGGTGGATTCCCAGCCGCCGCGCCTGCGGTCATGTTAGCCATTCCCGGTATTTGTGTTGCCGCGAATGCTTTCAATCTTTCGGCGACTTCTTCCGCCCCTTCAAAGTCCATGTGTTCCAACAATATGTCACCCAATAACATGGCAGAGCCCGGAACCTGTCGCATAATTTCGATAAGAGTTTCTCTCGTCTCTTCTCTTTTGGAAGCATAGGATGGGCCTGCCTTTACTGTTACGTCGTACTTGCCTAAGTTCAGGTCGTACAATCTATTTGGGGGATTCTCTTTATCAAAAATTAGGTTTCCAAGTTCATCTGCCTCTAGGCCTGCTGTGTCATATTGCCCCGGCATGTCTGGAAGACTTTGGCCTTCACCCTCCATCATCAGATGGGCGACAGATTCCTTTGAGTCCTCACCAACAATTCTAACAACCTGATGCGGTGAGTAGACATGGGGAAT